TATCTCTAGGTTCATCCATTCTATCTATTGACATAAAGTTATCTTTTATTCTTGGAGGCATTCCTCTAGCTTCTCTAATAGCATCTATTCTAGGTTGTGCTGGAGTGTCTATTGGTGGCATTACTGAATCTTGTGGTATCGTGCCTCCTGCATCAGCTATTCTTTGATTTATTGCATCCATATCAATATTAGAAAAATCAAAATTAAATAAGTTTGGATTTTCCAAACCACTAATCATAGGACGATCTATCATCATGTTATCCATAGGTATATCCATAGGGGTTTCATCAACACTAGGCATTACAGGTGGCATTCTTTCTTCTCTACCGTCTCTGCCTCCCACTCCTCCTATAGAAATGAACTCATCTCTAATATCTCTAGGTGGTGGAAATCTTCTATCATCAGGTGGTAGTCTTTTAGGAAGTTTTCTAATTGGCTGTGCTCTGAACATATCTCCAATAGGATCACCCATAGTATCTGTTGGCATGAAAGCCTGTTGTGGTTGCATGGGTGGTGTGTAACCTTCAGGAGTAAAATAAGCTGGGCCGCCTTGAACTAAGGTAGGTCTAGGTGCAGCAGGTCTAGCCATAGCTGATCCCATGCCTCCACCTGAATCTCTGCCAGGTATACCTTTTCTTGTCGCCTTAGCTAATTTACTAAAAAGTCCCATTAAGAAATTCCTTTAAACTTAGTACCTCTAAGAGCAGCACCGCCTCCTCTTGACTTGCCACCGCCATAACCTTGTGGTTGTGGAGCAGAGCCATTAGGAATCTTTTTAGGATCAGAGTAATTAACTGTCCCTTGATCTTTAATCGTTACGCTTGATTTTACTTTCATATTACTTTCCTTTTTTGGTTGACTTCTTTTTTGCTTTGCTTAAAGCAATAGCAATAGCAGTCTTTTGTTTCTTACCGCTTTTTACCAACTCTCCTATGTTAGCAGATATAGTCTTTCTACTGCTACCTTTTTTTAGTGGCATTTTATTTCTTGTTCTTAGTTCCTGCTGGTCTGCCTCTTTTTTTAACTACGGTCTTAGCTTTAGGCTTAGACTTAGTTTTAGCTTTTGGCTTTTCTTTTTTAACTTTGACTGCGGTTTCTTTAAGGAGCTTCTCAGCATCTTTGTCTGCTTTCTTGGCGATTGCTTCGATGTCGATTTTTCTATCTGCATCTTCATTGATGATCGTCCCATTGCCATTGTTAATCTCCTCTTCTTTTTTAAGCTGTGCTTTATTAACAGCCTGCATTTTTTGTCTAACTGAACTCATAATTATCCTCTCATTATATCCATTGCTTTAAATTGTGCGGCTTGATCCATACGCTCTCTAGCTATGTCATCCTTCATTGTAGCTATTTCTCTTTGAATTGCCAAACGCTGTTCTGCAAGGTTGGTATTTTCCATAGATTTCATAGCATCAAACTCTTGTCTTTGTGCAAATTCTTCACGTTTTCTTTGTACGTCATCAGCCTTAATGTCTAATTCCTTACCTCTTAGTTCTACTAAAGGATCAGGTTGTGGTTGTGGTGGCATAAACATAGCATTGATTTGTTCTGTCAACTGAGCAACCACTGCTGCTATATCTTTAGCAACCTTGTCTTGTATCTGTTGCATGTATTGAGCAGATGCTTCGGGCGGTAACTGTTGTATCTGTTGCATCATTTGCTGGAACTCTGGATTCTGTGCATTCTGTTCATCCACTATTTCAGATGCTCTAAAAGATACGTGCTGATAAATATGTGACTGAATTAAAGATAACACCATAGGATTAGCTTGAGCTGTCATAGTTCCATATAACGACATGTGAGAGTTAATATGTGCATCGTGATCTTGTCCTGCAAAAGCTTGAGCAGGCATACCTGATATCAAAGCTGCATTCTCATTAGCAGGATCCATAGGCATAGGTTGTGGAGGTGGTGGTAATAGCTGTTCAATATTCTGAACACCCATAGCACCATACATTCTTCTGTATGCTTCATGTAATCCAGCAGGGCCATGTATTTCAGGATTACTTTGCACTGTTCTCAGTATTTCTTGAGCCATCATAACTCTTTGACTCATAGAGAAAGTATTAGGATCTGATACTGGTAATACGTCTACTCTTTCATCAAAGTCTTGAGCTTTAATAGTTTGGTTGCCGTTAGCTGTAAAGTAAGGATAGTCTGGTGGTAAGTATTCACTAAAGACAGAGGCTAGTATTTCAAACTCAATCCTTTGAGACGAATGTAATCTTTTGTGGATCGCACTCATTACACGAGTGCCACGTTCTAATAAAGCAATCGTTGTTCCAACAGGAGCATTCTGATTACCATCGCCAACTTGTGTATCAGCTATAGAAGCGAAACGCCTTCCACTGTCGACCAAGATACCCAGGAGAGAGAGTAGGGTTTGGCTTGGTTCCTTAAAAGGTAACGGTACAAAGGCATCTCGCAAACTTCCGCCAGGGGCATCCATGTCTCTGAACTCGCCAGGTTGTAGTGGCTGATCATCATTACGAATACGAATGCCTCGTGCTTTAAATCCAGCAGGTAAGTTCGATAGAGTACCTGAATCAATTAGTTGTCTTAGTATCGAAGTCGATGCTTTAGACAAGCCACCTATCATGTGAGTCAAACCAAAGCCGTAGAATCCTAGCCCTGGTAAGAATTTATAGTGAACAAAGTAGTTAATACGTCTCTTTAATTGATCTGTTTCTTTGTAGTTTCTACGTATAGATAACACCTTATCATTGGCTATAGTAATGATATAAGGTAGTTTTATGCCTGTTGGCTCTCCTTCAGAGTCAAGTTCTTCGTAGCCTTCTAAATCTAATTCAGTATGAACTTCATGAACTCTGCACGTATCATTGTCATCGTAACTAGGGCTAACGCCTTGAAGCTCATCTATTTCTTCTTGAACCTCATCAATATCTTCAGCTATCATGCTACCTGTAGATATATCTACGTCACGATAAAAGCCCACTTGTTGTAATTTCTTAATATCATTCATTGACATATCAATGACATGAGTAATTCTTGTAGCACTATGTAAGTCAGTGGCAGAGTAAGGTACGATTAAGTCCTCACTAGGTATAAACTTTGATACAGCTCTGCCTAGATTCTGATCGTAGTAAACTTTTCTAAACGCAGATCCCGACAAAGGTAGATAAAATAACATCTGATCTGTTTCAGAGTCATACTCTTTCATAACCTGCATAAGCTGGTAGTTCATAAACTCTTGAACTCTCGAAGCTTGTTGCTCTGTTTCAGCATTAGCCATACCAATAACTTGAGTCTTAACAGGCCCTTGAGATGGTAGTAATTCGTTATAAGCCTGTGCTTGGAACTGAGTAACGGATTCTGCTAAAAGCGGGTGCATAACTCCAGAGGCACCCTCAAATGGCTGGGATCTTTCCTCGTACTTCATACCTAAGTATTCAAGTCCTTCTTTGTAAGTCTTCTCCCAGTCAGATCTGGATTCTTTATCAGAATCAATGTTGCCCATTAAATCATTAACAAGGCTGTTAAGATCAGAAGAATCTAATTCTTCAGCCAAGTTAGCATAAAAATCTGTATCTTCTATGGGTGGTGTGGGAGCACCAAACATAATAGAGCCATCTTCCATTTCTTCAAAGCCTTCAAAGTCAGGATTCTCCTCTTCGATGTCAACTTCAATCTCCATTTCCTTTGAACGATCACGAACTTCTAGTTCTACTTGATCCTCAAAAGTAATAGCCTTATCTATGTCTGCCATACTATTTGCCTTTTGTTAGCTTCATATACTCTTTTTTCATTTCAAGTATTTCTTTAGATTCTTTGTTGTAAGCTGTATTACTTAGGTATTGAGAATCTTGTTGAAGTCTGTTTTGTTTATCGTATATCCTAGTCTTTAATTTATTAGCGGCCTCTTTAAGTCCTTTTGCTTTACCCATTATTTAATCACAGCTCCAAGACCTCTCATTGCTAGACCGCCTGATCTCATTTTCTTTGGCCTAGATTTGGTTGCTTTTTTTTTGTTTTCTTTTTTTATTCTCGATTGAAATTTATTAAAAGACTTTTTATCTTTTGCATCTATTGATTTAGCAACTTTAGGATTAGCTTTTTTAATATCAATTATAATGTCATCAAGTCTTGCCATTGGGCCATAACCTGTTTCATCTAAAGGTGAATTACCAGACATTTTTTTTTGATCTTTTTCAATGTTTTTAATCATAGCTTTAACTTTACCAGCTGGCATTTTTTTGCCCTTTGAATCCATATATTTTTCTATGCCTGGTTTTTGGTTTACTTTTTGTTTTTCTGTTAATGCCTTAAGTTTTTTACCAACTTTCTTTACTGCTTTTGCTTTACCCATCATGTCTCCTAATAATATATTCGTTGTCTAGGTATGGGCTCATCGTCTTCCTCGTCTGAGTCCAATCTTATAAAATTACCTTGACGAAATCTTAGTATAGCCTGTGTTGTTGAATCTACAAAATCGTCATTCTCTCCAAATGGGAAAGCCGCACATTCTTCTATCACTTCTTCTGCGAAGATCGTATCTGGAGCCCAAACCATACCTGCTTCAAACACTGGCGAAGCTGAATGTACACGAGTAACTTTGTCTCTTCCTTTAGTCGGGCGATAGTTCACAACTGGGATCCCCATCATCCTCAACTCATGCGTCAAAGGTGTACCACTTGCTTGAGATTCTACCAACACTATGTCAGGTTGCCAAGACATAAATTCATCGTAGGCTGTTGACTTTAATTCTGGAAAGTCCCAGCGTCCTTTTCTAGCATCGAGCAAGATAATAGATTCAGGAGCACCATCGCTAGGACGGAACACGCCCCATGTGGTAATCGCAGAATAGTCAGCTGTCTCCTTAGAACTAAAAGCGGTATCGTAGGACTGTAATATGTAAGTAGTATTGGGCGGTTCATCGTGTTCCCATTTCTGCCACCAGTCTCGCTTAAGCAAAGCACCCTCTTCACTGGTAGGATTCTGCATATACTGAGCATTCCACTTAGATATAGGGATCGAAGCCTTAACAGACTCCAGCTCCTCAATCTTCCAAAACTCGGGCCATAAAGGTGTATTATCTTCTAATATCGCAGGTAATTCTAATATATCCCACTGATCTGCGTGGTCTTCTGACATTCTTTTGATGAGCTTCTCAGTAAGATCAAGCGTACTCCAACGCGTCATAACGATAACTATGATTCCGCCAGGCTGTAAACGCTGTCGCGGCCCCGAGGTGTACCACTCGTATGCAGACTCTAGTGCGGAGGGTGAGAGGGCATCCTGTTCCGAATGAGGATCGTCAATGATAAGGAGGTCAGCACCTCTTCCCGTAATTGCTCCACCGACTCCCGCTGCGAAATATTCTCCGCCATGGTTGGTTTCCCATCTTCCTGCTGACTTACTATCGGCTGAGAGTCTGACTTTTTCGAAGATCTGTTTGTACTCATCGGTATCCATAAGGTTTCTAACCTTACGTCCAAAACGGGCAGATAATTCTGCCGTATGGGTAGTTTGCATTATTTTCATGTCAGGATGCAAGCCCATGATCCAACTCGGGAAGAAGACAGATGCGAACTCAGACTTGGTATGACGCGGCGGCATGTTGACTATGAGCCTCTTGGTCTTACCCATGGCTACGCTTTCTAGCTTCTTAGCGAAGAGTTTGTGATGTTCGCCCTCGATGAAGCCATCCCATACATGCTTGACGTATTCGATGAAGTCTGTGTGTGCAGCATTGCTGACTTCCATCTGCTTTAAACGATTTTGGATCATGACGATCTCTTTTAGAGCAGCATCTGGTACGTGTTCTAGTTTAGTTTTTTTATTAGGCATCTCAAAATGTTTCTCTCCATGTGAAATATGGTACCTCATTATGGTACCTAATTAAAGCAAGGGGGGG